GTTCGACGCGCAGGGCGAGGATGAAGTTGTGGTCTACGCCACGGATGTCCACGGCAGAAAATGGAAGCCGGTGTACACACTGAAGTGTCACGGATCCGTTAGCCCGAGCACATTGGTTTCATGCGAGCCGTTTACCTACGGGCAAGGGAGGAAGGTCCGAAACCTCTACGTTGACTGAGTGTCTCTGCTCCTTTGACCTAGCAAGAGCAGGTTAGAAGTCCCAAGTGTTTACAACTGGCCCGCCCATAAGCGGGCCTTTTGCTTTCCCAACGACCCCGCCCCGTGGCGGGTTTTTTTACGCCCATCGCGAGGAGATACGGCTATGGCCGCTGAAGCAAAGACCAACGCAGGTTCCAAGCTCTACATTTGCGTTACCCCCAAGAACGAAGAGCTGACGGAGAGCCAGTTCAAGGCCTTGCAGTACGTGCAGGTCAAGAAGGTTGGCAGCGTCGGCGAGCGTGGCATCAACACCAATATCGTCACCTACGACACCTGGGACACCTTGGTCGCCCTGAAGGGCAAGGGCATCACCAACGCCGGCGACCCGCCGGTGGAAGTGGCCGAAGACCTGACCGACCCGGGCCAGGTGGCGATGCGTGCTGCTGGAGCCCCGAATGTCGCGGACGCCTATGCCTTCAAGGTGGAGCGCGCCGACGGCTCCGTCGAGTACCTGCGTGGCCTGGTCGCCGGCCCGAATACCCCCGGTGGCCGCAACGAGGACTTCGTGCTCAACACCTACGTGCTGGGTCTGAACCAGGTGCCGATCGTGGTACCCGCCCCGGTCACCCCGTAACCGAATACCGGCGGGGTAGGGCGCGCGCCTGAAAGGCTGCCTGATCCGACAGCTTCCCCGCCGGTTCCCTCTCGGATCGCAACAAGGATCACGACATGACGGAACTGACCAACATCGTGGCGGCAGAGCGCCGCCTGGAAATCCTGCACCCGGGCAACGAGGAGGAGGTGGGGCTGGTGCTGCTCCTGCTGCCCGACAGCCACCCGCAGGTGCGCGCAGCGGCTCGCAAGTCGGCCAACGAGCGCATGGCCTACCGCGGCAAGGTGACGGCAGAGCAGCTGGAAGCCGCCCGCATGGGCATGCTCACTGCATCCATCAGCGGCTGGGAGTGGAAGGGGGAGCTGACCTTCCACGGCGAGAAGCCCGCGTTTGACCAGCACACCCTGACCGCCCTGCTCAAGGAGCTGCCCTGGGTTGCGGAACAGGCCGACATCGCCCTGAGTGACCGGGCTGCGTTCTTTCGCGGGCCTGACGAAGAAGGCGGCTGACGCCACCTACATCGCCGTCCGCTACGACATGGCTGATGAGAACGGCGAAACCCGGCGCCAGCGCAACGCGCGCTTCGATGCCAAGTCCCCAGAGCTACAGGTCCCGGACGCGATTACCCACGTCTGGGAGTGGTTCTGGCAGCTCTCCGGCCGCCGACACAGCGGCCCGGAGGCGTTGACGTTTGCTGACGTGGGCGAATGGAGTCGCCTGCTGCAAATCGACCTCCTGCCAGAGGAGGTGCAGATGCTCCTGGCGATGGATGACCAGTACCTCCGCGCGGTGCGCGAAGACCAGAAAGCCGCGCGTGAGCGGGCACAGCAGCAGTAGAACGGGAGCCCCAGATGGATATCGCCGAGCTTGGCTACAAGGTCGACAGCAGTGGCCTGGTCGAAGGCACGAAGGCACTGGACGAGAACGCAGCGGCCGCCGATCGCGCCGGTGGTGCTGCTGATCGTCTGGACCGGGACTACCAGTCGCTGGCTAGGACCGTAGAGCGCTCCTCCAGCGTGCTTGGGGACCGCCTCGGTGGTGCCCTGGACCGCATCGGCACCGGTACCGGCGCGGTCATCGGTGAGCTGCAGCTGCTCAACCGGACCAACACCGAGATCCTGGCTTCGCTCGGGGCGCTGGATGGGAAGCTGGCCAGCACCGCCGGGCAGGTTCAGGCCTACGGTGCCGCCGGCAGCGCGGCAGCTGCCTCCACGGCGCAGGTGGCCACCGCCAGTCAGCAGTTGGAGCAGCAGCTGGGCCAGCAGGAAGCCCGCTACAAGGCGGTGGCCCAGCAGGCAATGGCGTGGACCCAGAGCAATCAGGCAGCGAACCTGTCCGAGCGCGCACTGGCTGAGGCCGCAAGGGACGCGGCCCTGGGCATCGACCACAAGGCCCGCGTCATGGCCATGGCGGGTAGCGAGCAGGAGCGGATGACTGCCCGCGCGCGCGCCCTGCAGGAGGCCGAGGCCCGGTCGGCCAATGAGGCCCGGCAGGCCGCTGCCGCGGTCGAGGCTCAGAAGATCAACCTGCAGCAGCTGCTGGGGCAGATCGACCCGACCGTGGGTGCGCTGAACCGGTTGGCGGCCATGGAAGAGCGGCTGGAGCGCGCGCACAAGGCAGGGCTGGTGAACCCGGCGATCTTCGATCAGTACCAGACCAAAATCGACGCCATGCGCACGTCCGTGCTTAACGCCACTGGTGCGCAGAACGGCATGGGGCAGTCGGCCAAGCAGCTGCAGAACAACCTGCGCATGATCCCCATGCAGGTGACCGACATCACCACCAGCCTGATCAGCGGCCAGCCTGCGTGGATGGTGGCGATCCAGCAGGGCGGGCAGCTGAAGGATCAGTTCGGCGGCATCGGCCCGGCTGCCCGCGCCGTGGGTGGCTACGTGATGGGCCTGATCAACCCGCTGACCCTCGGGGCTGCTGCCTTGGCGGCCATGGTGCTGGCTGCAAAGCAGAGCCAGGAGCAGCTGTTCGACTTCCAGAAGGAACTGATCCTCAGCGGGCAGGGTGCCTTGATCGGCGTGGATGGCTTCGAAGCGCTGGCCAGTAGCATCGACCGACTTGAAGGCGTATCGCGCGGCGGCGCTGTGTCGGCGCTCACCGAGACGGCGAAGGCCGGCCGCTTCGCCGGTGAGCAGTTTGAACTGGTGGCCGCCGCTGCTGCGCGCATGGAGGCTTCTACGGGGCGCGCTGCGTCTGCGACGGTCAGCGCCTTCCAGGCCATCGCCAAGGATCCGGTGGAGGGCCTGCTGAAGCTCAATGACGCAGAGCGGTTCCTCACGACGGCGCAGCTGCAGCGCATCACCGCCCTCCAGGAAGAGGGCAGGTCCCAGCAGGCGGCCAGCGAGGCGATCCAGATCTACGCAACGCACTTGGACGACGTGGCCAACCGCACCGAAGCGGTCATGCCGGGAATGTCGAAGTGGTGGCGTGACCTGAAGGACGACATCGGCGGCGCATGGAGCGCCATCGGCAACGTCACCGGGGCCATCAATGACCTGGCCGGAGAATGGGGCGTACTGGCCCGCCTGCCGCGGCTGAGCGACATGCTGGGGCTGGGCGTGGCCGGCAGCACCTTGGTGAAGAACCTGGGCCTGCCGTCGCTCACCGACGCGCTGAACGGCGTCTCCTCGCGCATTCGCGGCCTGCCTCCCATGCCGGCTGCCATCGATGAGGGCGGCTTGGACCCGCAGACCGCCCGTGACTTGGCTACGGTCAGCCAGGAGCGAGCCACGGCTGAACGGTCCGCTGCTGAGGCCATCAATGCGCAGGTGGCCGGCCTCGACCGCGCCACGGCGAAGGAAGCGGCCCGGCTGAAGATCATCGCCCAGTACAACCGGCTGGCCGACAACGACGCACGACACTTCGACGGGTCCATGCAGCGGCTGATCGCCAAGGCCCAGGGTGACGTCGACAAGCAGTTCAACCGCGCCGCTGGTGTGGGCAAGCGCAATGCAGACGACAACGCAGCGCAGACCATGCTCGCCAACGCTCAACGGCAGATCCAGGCCAACGAGCAGTTGCTGGACACCGGGGTCAAGCTGACCGAGAGCGAGCGCCTGGCCGCCAAGATCAAGCAGGAGCTGGACCAGAAGACCAACACCATGACTGCTTCCACGCGGGCGCTGCTGGTGGCCGAGCGGGAGCAGCTGCTGGCCTCGGGGCAGAAGGCTGCCGCGTTCGAGAAGGAGCGGCAAGCCACGGAGGCGCTGGCGCGGCAGCAAGCCATCCTCAACCAGGCCAGCAGCAACCGGGACCGCTCCAACGAGCTGGACCTGATGGGCATGGGGCGAGGCGGTGATGCTGTGGCCATGCTCCGCCGACAGCTGGACATCCAGCGCGAGTATCAGGACGAGCTGAAGCGCCTGGGCAGCCGCGACGTCGCCAAGGACAAGGAGACGTGGGACCTGATGGCTGCCAACGCGGCATCGTTCCGTGACCAGGAGCTGGCCAAGGAGCGTGTGTTCCAGGAGGCCCGTTTGGGGATGCTGGGCGACTGGCGCGCCGGTGCGCGGCGTGCGTGGGAGGACTACGCCTTTGCCGCCAACAACGCCATGGACAACGCCAGCGGCGTCATAAACACCGCGCTATCGGGCTGGGAGGACGCATGGGTACGGTTCGCGCAGACCGGGAAGCTGTCGTTCAAGGACCTGGCCAACTCCATCGTGGCCGATCTCGCACGCATCGCAGCCAAACAGGCCGCGGTGGGCATCATCAATGCGGTGGCCAGTGCTTGGGGTGGGGGCGGCGCATACACCGGCAACGGTGCCGGGGCTGGGTCCATCGGTGGGTTCGGCAACAACCTCGGCAACTTCGGCGGTGGCAGGGCCAACGGCGGCCCGGTACGCGGCTCGACGCTCTACGAAGTGGGCGAGGGTGGCAAGCCGGAGCTTTTCGATGACGGCAGCGGGCGCACCTACCTCATCCCGGGCAACGACGGTCGTGTCATCCCCGCCGCGCCTGCCGCAGCTGGAGTCGCCGCGTCCGGCGTAACGCAGGTGAGCGTCCAGGTGATCGTCAACAGCGATGGCACCACCGACGTCGACGGCGATACCTCGCTGATGCAGCAGTTCGGTCAGGAGCTGGGTCGTTTCGTAGAGGGCAAGTACCGAGAGCTGCAGATGAAGGACATGCGCCCTGGCGGCGCCCTCCACGCGATGGGAGCCCGCCGATGACCGACACCTTCATTTGGAAGCCGACCAGCACAGGCGGCGGCACGGCCAACGCTGCCGTGCGCCGGGTGCAGTTTGGGGATGGCTACCGGCAGGTGGCGCCCGATGGACTCAACCCGCGCACCCGCAGTTACCAGCTCACCTTCACCGGCTCGCAGGCGCGCATCAACGAGATCATCGACTTCCTCGATGCGCATGTCGGCCGCTCCTTCTACTGGCAGGGCCCTCGTGGGTTGCTGCTCTTCGAATGCCCCACGCACAGCGAGCCGTTCCCGACCGGCTTGGTGCACACCGTCACCGCCACCTTTGAACAGACCTTCCAGCCTTAAGGAGCCGACATGGCACGCCAAGTAATCGACACAAATCCCCCAGTCGGGACACCGGCACCGACCGCGTTCGGAATGGTCAATGCCATGTTCGCCGAGATCTATGGCTGGGCCGGGACGGGGGCGCTCGCGAAGCTGATTGGAGGCAATTCGTTCCAAGGAAGTCAGACTGTCAGCGCCGGTAATTTCCGGGTTCAGGTTATTGCGGGCCAGGACCAGTTTTTCGTACGTGAACTGGGGTCAGACGGCAGGGTCGTGGTG